AGATGCTGCTTTACCTGCAGCACAAGAAGTAACAGGAACTACTGTAACTGCTGCTAACGTAATCGACGAGTTAGGAAAAATCGTAGACGCTATTCCTTCTGCAGTTTACGGAAAAGACGATTTACACATTTACATTTCACAGAACATCGCTAGAGCGTATGTAAGAGCGTTAGGTGGATTTGGTGCTTCAGGATTGGGCGCTAATGGTACTAACAATATGGGAACACAATGGTACAACAACGGAAGCCTTTCTTTTGATGGCGTTAAAATCTTTGTTGCTAACGGACTTGCTGATAACACCGCTTTGGCTGCTGAAAAATCAAACTTGTTCTTCGGATGTTCTTTGCTTTCAGATACTCAAGAAGTAAGAGTTATTGATATGGCAGACATTGACGGAAGCCAAAACGTAAGAATGATTATGAGAATGGCTGCAGGTGCGCAATACGCTAACGTAGAAGACTTAGTTACTTACGGAATCGTAAACGCTGCTAACTAATAACTAGAATAGACAATTAACGAGGGTGGTGAAATAAACGCCACCCTTTTTTTATAAACATTTAAAAATCAATTACTTATGGCTTGCGATATTACAAACGGCAGAATTGAAGAATGTAAAGATTCGGTTTCAGGACTGAAAGCAATTTACTTCATCAACTACGACGATTTAAGCGAAGATAACGTTACTTACGACACACCTACTAATCCTGATTTAATTACTAAATGGGAACCTGCGGCACCTTTGACGTTATACAAATACGAATTAAAAGGAAACAATTCCTTCGAAACTACTATTAATTCTTCAAGAGAAAACGGAACTACTTTCTTTGAACAAAATTTAGCTATCCAACTTAAAAGACAAGATATTCAAACGCACAAGAATGTGAAGCTTTTGGCTTTTGGAAGACCTAGAATCGTTGTTCGCACAATGACTGACCAATTCTTTTTAATGGGTCTTGCACAGGGCGGAGACGTAACAGGCGGAACTGTTTCAAGCGGTTCTGCTCTTGGAGATTTTAACGGCTACAGCCTTACATTTACGGCAATGGAAGTTTCTCCTGCAAATTTCTTAGATTGTACAGATGAAACAGGTTTATCTACTTTGTTTGAAGATGCAGCTTTAACGCCTGCAAGTATTCAATCGAACTAGTAACTGACTAACAACTAGAAAGGCGTAGTGTAATAGCTACGCTTTTTTTTTGCAGAAACAAAAACACGAATTTTAAGTTATTAAAGTATGATAGTCTTACAAGAAACAGCAAGCGAACAAACATTCAGTTTTATTCCAAGAACTGAAGTTTACGATTCTATGTTTTTAAGAGATGACCAAAACAATACAGAAGTGCAAGTAACTATAAACAGCAGCGTTCAAGGTGATTATTACCACACTATAAGCGCAATATTTGATTTAAAACAAGGTAGATTTTATGATCTTGTACTAAAAGACGGAACTGAAATAGTCTACAAAGACAAAGTATTTTGTACTAATCAAAGCGTAGTGACTTACAGCGTAAACGATGGACAGTATACTTCACACACTTCTAACAACGATTTTATAGTTTATGAATAACCTACACTTTTTAAATTTAAGCAGCTATTCACAGCCTGAAATAAAGGAATCTAAACGCCACGAATGGGTAGAATACGGCGAAGATAACGACTACTTCCAATATTTGATAGATAGATACACGAATTCTACAACGAATAACGCCATAATAAACAGCTGTACGCGCTTAATTTACGGCAGAGGGCTTTCGGCTACAGATGCATCTAGAAAGCCTAACGAATACGCGCAAATGATGTCCTTGTTTTCGAAGGATTGCGTAAGACATTTAGTAAGCGATTTAAAGATGTTAGGGCAATGCGCTGTTCAACTAATATACACCGCAGATAGAAAGAAAATAAAAGCCGTTTACCACGTTCCTATTCAACTTTTAAGGGCTGAAAAATGCAACGAAAAAGGCGAAGTAGAAGCTTATTACTTTTCGGATAATTGGGAAGACACTAAAAAATTTCCACCTAAAAGAATACCTGCTTTTGGTTATTCAAAAGAACCTATTGAAATAATGTACATAAGACCTTATTCAGTAGGTATGAAGTATTATTCCTATGTAGATTATCACGGCGCTTTGCCATATGCACAACTAGAAGAAAACATAAGTGAATACTTAATTAACGAAGTAAACTGCGGCTTTTCAGGAAGGGCTGTAATAAACTTTAATAACGGCGTACCAAGTGAAGAACAGCAAACAATGATCAAGAATAAAGTTCTTTCACAAATTACAGGAACGCAAGGCGAAAAGGTAATAGTAGCATTTAACAACAACGCAGATTCTAAAACTACAGTAGATTCAATGCCTGTAAACGATGCGCCTGACCTTTATTCTACTTTGAGCGAAGAAGCGATGCGTAAAATAATGTTAGGACATTCTGTAACAAGCCCGCTTTTATTCGGAGTAGCAAATAGCAACGGATTTAGTTCTAACAGCGATGAACTAGAAAGCAGCTTTGTATTGTTCAATAATATGGTTATAAAGCCTATTCAAGAAATTCTACTAGATGCATTTGAAGAAATACTAGCGTTTAACGGCGTAAGCTTGAATTTATTCTTTAGAACTTTGAAGCCTTTAGAATTTACGGATTTAGAAAACGCACAAACTACGGAACAAGTACAAGAAGAAACAGGACTTGAATTAAGCGAAGAACCAAAAGAAAAAAGCGCTTTAGATAAGTTCATAGAAGACGCAGGCGAAGAACCGCACGAAGATTGGCTACTAATAGACGAATTCGAAGTAGACTACGACACAGACGACGAAGAAAACGAACTATTAAGCAAAGAACCTAAACAAAGCCTTTTAAGCAAAATAACAAACCTAGTTAGTACAGGAACAGCAAGACCAAATTCCAAAAGCGCACAAGACGAAAATATAGACGGCTTTAGATTTATTACTAGATACTACTACGAAGGCGATAACAAGCCGAACTCAAGAGAGTTTTGCAGGAAAATGATGGCTGCCAAAAAGCTCTATAGAAAAGAAGATATTTTACAAATGGGCAACCTTGTTGTAAATAAAGGATGGGGTCCAAAAGGCGCAGATACTTACAATATTTGGAAGTACAAAGGCGGTGGAAATTGTCATCACGCTTGGTTCAAAAAGGTCTTCGTAAATTTTGAAGGAAGGGGAATAGATGTAAACAGCCCAAAGGCTAAACAAATAGCAGGGCGAAAAGCTGAAAAGTACGGCTATGTTATTAAGAATCCAAAGTTTGTTACACAATTTCCTGTAGATATGCCTAACTACGGATTCCTTCCAAGCAATCCACAACCTAAACGAGCAAAAAGAACATAATGGCAGAAGCACTTTTAATAACACGAACAGACCTTGTGAAGTTTACGTCTATGAATGGCAACGTAGACACGGACAAATTTATTCAGTATATAAAGATAGCGCAAGACATTCACATACAAGGCTATTTGGGAACTGACCTACTACAGAAGATTCAAGCAGACATAGTAGCAGGTACTTTGTCAGGCGATTATTTAACGCTCGTAGAAACGTATATAAAGCCGATGCTTATTCATTGGGCAATGGTGGAATATATGCCTTTCGCTGCTTATACGATCGCAAACAAAGGCGTTTACAAACATAGTTCGGAGAACAGCGAAAACGTAGACAAAATAGAAGTAGACTTCTTAATAGAAAAAGAGCGAAAAATAGCTGAACACTATACGCAAAGATTTATAGACTATATTTGTTTTAACCAATCAAAGTTTCCTGAATACAATACGAATTCGAACGGCGATATGTACCCAAACACGGACACTAATTTTTCAGGATGGGTTCTATGAAGCAATACAGACCGAAAGAAGAAAACGTAAAGAAGTTAAGACTATACTTAAAAAAATTAACAAATGGCAGAAAAGAAAATAAGTCAACTAACAGCGAAAAGCGCTAATCTAGCTTCTACGGATTTAATTCCAATAGCAGAAAGCGATGGTTTAGGAGGCTATGTAACTAAACATATTACAGGCGCAGAAGTAGTAGGAGGAGCAGGTAGTACAACTATTTACAACGGAGACGGACAACTTTCCGCAGATAGAACAATAGACTGCAATAGCAACTTTTTAAAGTTTTCCAAATTAGAATATTTATACTTTCAAAGCAACGCTGTTCCTTCGCCAAGCGGAACGCCTTTCGTAGACTTTTTTATTGATCCTTCAGGTGCTGCTACAAGCGACATTTTCAAAATACGCGACACAAGTACAACGGCTTTTAAAGTACAAAATAACGGAACTATAGAATTCAACGAAGCCTATACTTTCCCACAAGCGGATGGCGTACAAGGACAAGTTTTAAGAACGGATGGCGCAGGTGCTTTAAGTTTTGCTAATTTAAGTATTGGGCTATTTTCACAAACTGCAGACGGAACAGCCGTAACAAATACTACAACGCCTACAAACATTCTAGGAACAGGCGTAGGAACTTTAACTGTACCTGCTAACGGATTCACGGCAGGCGGTTCTTTCCATTGCAATATCAAAGGGCAAATAAGCTGCTTAAACAACGAAACAATAGTAATAGAATTAAAGTCAGGCGCAGTTAGTTTAGCTACAAGTGGAACGCTTACGCTTCCAACAATGACAAACCAACCTTTCGAAATAGAAGCTGATTTCACTATTCGAGCAATTGGAGGAGCAACAACGGCATCCATATTTACGTGTGCTGAATTCAACTACATTCAAAATTCAGGTACTTCTTTCCAAGGGAAAATGTTCCAAACTTTAAATAATACGACATTCGACACTACAATAAGCAATACTTTAGAAGTTCACGTAACTTGGGGAAGCGCAAGCACTTCGAACAGCATACAAAGTAGAATTACTAATTTAAGAAGAACGTACTAATGGCAAATACTATAGATTGGGGACAAGGCGCAGTAAACAACACTAACAATTGGGGTAAGGGAAAGACGAACGCTACTAACAATTGGGGTGCTATATACGACAGCACAGCAGCAGGAGAAACTAACATAACAGGAAGCGGAGGCGTAACGCCTTTCGTAAATGAATACTCAATTTCATTAGATGGGATTGTAGATGAAGTAAGTATGGACTTTACAAATACAAGCAGTACAGGTTCAATAAGTGTTTGGATTAAGCCAACAGATTACACTACAGGTAGTCAAATTATTTGGTTATATGTAAGTGGTGGGTATAGAGATTTAATAGCATTAAGCCAACGAGCAGATGGAACTTTATCTTTTTCTGCTGCTGATGGAGGTAGTACAAGGTGGAGAGTTGTCACTGATAATGCAGTAGTAAGTAATGGAACTTGGACACACGTTGTTTTCAGTTTTGACGGTAGTAACGGAACTATATACATTAATGGTTCTACTGTGTCGCAAACTTATGAAGTAACAACAAACACATCTTGGTGGTGGGACGATTTAACACCTACAAAACAAAGACTTGGAATTTTTAGAGTTAATGGTTATAGCGCACAACAAAGATATTATGGAAACATAGAAGAACAATCTGTTTTTACATCTGCTTTGTCTTCAACGGAAGTAACTGCAATATACAGCAACGGATTGCCTACAGACCTATCTTCTGAATCTAATATTCTTGCTTGGTATCGTATGGGTGACAATGACACCGCGCCGACACTTACAGACAATATTGGAAGTAATGACGGAACAATGACAAACTTTAGTACATTTTCAACTGATGTACCTTAAAAATATATAAAATGCATAGAGCGGACACATACGGAATAATAGACATAGCGCAAATAGACAGCGTAGACTTTTCACAAGTTGCTGAAGACAGGACTACT